TAGTACCATCTGCAAAAGTATAGGTAACTGTCAAAGTGTATATTGCTACAGTTCCTTCTTCTGTTCTTAGACGTATAAAATCTTCCGTGTTTATGTTGTCTGCATCGTCTTCGGTTACGATCAGTTGCAGCGTGTCTGTGTTTGCCGGAATACACACTTCAACTGTGCCGTCTGTTGTCAACGTACTTGGTGTAATTGTTACACCTGCATCACTTGTTGCTATAGTAGCACTTACTGCACCGTTAGGAAATAGTATTCTAACGTCTACGCATTGTGCGCCTAAACTAGGTAAAAGTGGTTCTATGGGTTCGCCTCCACCTTGACTTATTACATCGCTAAAGTCATTTAACAAAGTGAAGTTAACCTCTCCTGTAGTGAGATTGCTAGACATAGAATTTATGGTAAATCTTTTGTCTCTAATTACTAATCTGTCATTTAGTTTTAGACTTGTAAGTAAACTTATAGGTAGGTTCGTTTTTACGCTAGTTTCTCTATTCTTTAGGTTAAACAAGTTGCTCAAGTAAGGAGAATAGTAAACACTAAACAAAGTATTTGGCACAATAGCATCTAACAACGTGCTTATGTCTGCGTTAAAGTTTAGCGTAAAGTTTACGTTTGTATCTAGCAAGTCTTGACCAAAAGGTGCATAAGACGTTAGTGTTTCCGGTGTACTATTGTCTGTAAATGTAAACGAAGTTGTTTGGTTTTGATATTGATACATTACTACAGGTTTAGGCGTATATTGGCTTCCGTCTTCTTTTAGCGTTTCGCCTATCTGTAAAGTAGTACCTAGAAACTTTTGCATCATCATATTCTCAAACGGTAGTTGTACTTTAAAATCACCACCGTCATAATCAAAACTTACGCTTGTATTACCGTAACTTCTACCTGTTAGGTTTTTAAATATTGTGTTTGTTGCGCTTTCGCTTTCTAAGTATTTAAATTCTATGTTTTTGTAAAGCTTTACACGATCAATATTTATGCTTTTTATGTCCGTGTATTCAGTAATGTCTACTACTGCACCTTTGGCGTACCATTCACTTAGTGGTTCTATTTGGTAAACGTCTGTATCTGTACCGTAGCAAGTCAAGTTAAACATTTGTAATATTCCTTTGAAAAAAGTCTCTACCGTCATATCCGGTAAGTAACTTGTTACGCCAAAAGTGCTCAATAAACTAAAAGGTGTAGTTCTTGCATAAAACAAATTTTGAATAGTTATAGTATTTGAGCCATTAAAAATATTTGCCTCCTGTTGGTAGCTTATTGATATGTTGATAGTCATAGCAGCACTACCTCTTACGTTAAAATTGTAAACTCTATTCAACGTGTTATTAAATCCGTTATCGTCTGCTATTTCATAACTTGCATTGCCTGTACCTTCTATGGTTTGTACTAACTGACCGTTAGAAAAAACGTCTAAGTAGTATGTGTCTGAAGACGTAGTAAACACACTTGCGCCTACTCTATTACGATAATCTACAACAGAATACCCACTTGGTAAACTTGGAAAAACTGTGGCTACAGGTTGATGAGTGTAGTTTAAAACGTCATTAGTCAAGTCAAAGTAGTCTGCAAAACCTAGAGCATTGTTATAATTGTTTCCACCTAAAGCACCTGTAGTAAAGTCTAAAGGTTGTGCTTTGCTTTTAAAAACAAATTCATTTGCATTTTGACAAAACAAATACGCTTTCTTAAATTGTTGTGTGCTTAAAAATGTACCGTTAAAAGTCACACTATACTTAGTCTGCATACCTGCAAAAATTGTTTCTACTTTCAAAGCAGGAAATAACTCATTAAACTTAACTGCACCACTTCCTGTACTTGGGTTTATATCTGTACTTCCACCACCACCGTAAGTTATGTCTCTACTAAATACTAAAGGAAATCGTATGTCATAATCTACTGCACCGTTTATAATTCGTGTTTTTACTTCACTAGCATTATATGTAAATTCTGTAGTATTAAATTTTATGTCTATTAGTTTGTCATTACCAAACTTATCTTTTAGACTTACAACATCACCATAGAAAGTTATTTGATAAGAATACGCACGATTGTTTTTTACTTCCGCTTTTTCAAGACTTATTTTACCTGTTCTGAAAGGCGTGTAGTCTATTTCTATATTTGCGTTTCTGCGTATGTTAAAATCAAATAAGGTGTTTACATCATTAAAGTCTCCTATGTCGTTTTCATAGAAGTGGTGAAATATTTCGTTGTTGTTTACTGAAGCAGGTACACTAAACGATTGACTAAAGTCTGTAAATACTTTGCTTATGTCTTGAACGTTCTGTTGTGTGCTTGTGACGTTTATTTGTTCGTCATCAAATAAGTCTAAGCGCTGACCTTCTATGTAAACTTGTACTGTTCGCATTATACTACGTTTGAAATTAAGTCAAAGGCAAATTCAAAAGTAAGTTCGTAGTTCATTACCTTTTTGTTTATTCCTCTTTGTTTAAGTAAGCTTTTGCTTTGCACTATTACAGGCGCATACTTTGCAGTATTGTTGTAAAGTTTCTCCGGATCATAAAGCATAACTTTTTCGCTAAGTAATAGTTCTTCTATGTATGAACCGTACAAGTCATTTACATATCCTGTATTTAGCTTTATTGTTTCTTTACCGTTCTTGTTAAATTCTCTTACTTGTCCTTCGCTTGTCGGCACATAAGGTAACACACTTGGGTTTACTTTGTAGGTATCTGCTTGTACGTTTATGTTTCGTGTTTTTGCTTTTTGAAAAAATATTCTTGCCCAACTACCGTAACGGTTTATAAAGTCTACAGCTACAGGCGTGTATTTAGGTTCGCATTGTGGTTCAAAAAAACCTGTCCAACGTACAGAAGATCCACCACCTAAAAATTCTACTTTGTTACCTTGCGACAAGTAAGGTAAGTAAACTCTACTAAAAGTTTTAACACCTGCAGTTGTAGCGGTAACTGTGGTTGTTGCACCTGTTACTAGGTTAGTGTATTTTATAGCATCGTTTACTTCAAGGTCTACGTCAAAGCTTCCTGCCATATTAGTAATTGTTGTAGAAAGCGCACCACTGTCGTGGTTGTAAAAGTATCTACCTTCAGAAAGTAAAACTGTACTACTTACCGTGTTAAATCCTTCCATATAGTGGTTGTAACCACTCATAAACTGACCTGTGTCCGTACCTAGTAAAGTAAACGTACCACTTACGTCTTTATACTTCTTTATTGCGTAGTTTACTATGTAGTTTGTGCTTATATCTGCATCGTAAGTATTGTAGGGTTCTGTTCCACCGTTTGCCCAATTCGTGAAGTTGTAGTATTCTTGTACATACGGTGACACATTATAGTACGTCTTTATGTTGCTTGAAGACGGTATCTTTTTACTCAACGTGTATTGTGGTGAAGCAGGTTGGCTTCCGGTAGTCCAAAGAAACAACTCTATCTTAGAACCTGTCTGACCTGTTTCGTTTATTAGTATTATGTAAGGTGAACGTGAAAGTGTTATACTCATTTCTTAAAATTTTCTTTTGTAATTTGGTCGAATAGTTTTTCTAAGTCAAAGCCGAACATTTCCATCAGTTCGTCCGGCAGTCTGTTGTAATACTTTTCAAAGGGTTTTGTAAAAAAAAGTGTAGGTTTTAAACCTTTAGAATATATGCTTCGTGCTATAATATAACCCATAGACTTATATGACATAAACCTGCCTTGTGCATCTCTAAACTGAAAACCTTTCTGCTTAACCCATTTGGTCATAATACCCGACATACCACCTTTTGCTTTGCCTATAAGACTACTATTCGTACCAAACTTATAAGGTGATTCCGTTTGTCTGTTGCCTTTGTTACTTGACTTGTTACCTTTTACACCACGATCAACAAAAGCACCGTAGCTTTCCATCTCAAAGGTTATTTGAATACTGTTTTTAGATTCCTTTACAAAACCTCTTAGACTGTTGTTTAGTTTGCCTTTAGTTTTTAAGTTGCTCTTAGCTTCACGAATTACATTATCCTTAAAGTCTTCTAGTAGTTCTTGTATGTTCTTAAACTGTGCCATTAACAGATTGTCATTTCATTAGGTATAAGAATATCTGCAGTCATAGTCCAACCGGCAAGTTTGTTTTCAAACCTATCTACAAAAGGTTCGCAGCTTGGGTTTCCGTCTATTTGGAATTTATCCGTGTACAAGTCACCTCTTAATAACAGTTCATAACACCGTGTTAACACCTGTAACTGTGTATTAAGTATGTAAAGTTCGTTATCGTTGCCGTCAAACTTATTTTCTTCTTCGTCTTTTGTTATGTCGACAATATCCATAGCTAAGATAGATATGTTATAACGCACTACGTTACCTTCTAGTGTTGCGCTATTGGCTACTATGTGAATAAGTGGAAATATGGTTTGTTTACTTAAATCTATGTCAAAGAGGTTTCCTTGCGTGACTGTGTTTACTAGTACGTCTGCTTCAAAGTGTGTTCTTAGTTTGTCTATTATGTCGAAATAATTCATCGTTTCATTTTTTGTTTAAGTTCCCTTGCTTCGATTTCGTGTTTTTGCTTTTTGAACGTGAGATAGGTGAGACACTTAGTAAGTCTGTATTTTGTGACTTGGTCAAACTTTGTAAGGTTTCCGTCAGCCAATCCATAGATAGAAGTGTACCATCCCCAATTTTTTGAAAATTGTGCTCTTTCGCTATATTGGTTGAATCCTTCGTCATCTTCTTCAGTTCTTTCTGTAAATAAGTCCGGGTAGCTTTTATTAATTCTACGCCTAAACTCGACAAAAAAAAACTACTACTTATTGCTACGTCTAAAGGTGCGTGTTTCATTAACTGCTGCATATCTTCGTTAGGTTCGTAGTCTACTATTTCGTACTTGTCTTTGTACCGTGTTTTGATAGGTCTGTACATAACGCTTAACGCTTTGTGGTACGTTTTCCAATCTTTTAGAAAGTTTTCTAAGTCTACATATTCCCCAAAGCTTATGTCTTCGAATCGTGGTATAAAGCCAAATTCTAGGTCTTTAATTTTAAACCTATGGACTAGCTTTGGTTTTGCACTAAACACCTTTGTAAAGTGCGTGATCAATTCGTTTAAGTCTTTCATCTTTATTTTAGCAACTTTGCCTAAGTCTATATTGCAAAATATTTGAATCATCTTCTGCGCTATGAATTCTTCATCGTTGCTATTCTCTTTCATTTCTATGAATTCTTGATACCTGTGTAAAGGTATGTCTGAAAGTGTTGTAGGAAGTGTTATGTCTAACTTCATATAGTAATAACTGAATTTTCGTGTTTTTGTACTTTACAGAACATTATAGCTGCCGTAATTCTTGTTCATTCCTAGCGTTTCCATCTCGTGGTAACGCACCGCATCTATTGCGTGGTTGTAGTTGTCTATGGGTTTGTTTAGTCGTTTACCTGTCTTGTCTGTGTCCCAACAATAGCTTCTTAACTCTTTGATTAGGTTTGTGCTATTAGAAGTCACTAAATAGTTTTCACGTTGCATAACATCAATACCATAGTTAATACTGTCACGTCCTTTTGTTACGCCTTTAATTGTGATTCCTGCTAGTTGTAGTGTACGAATACTTTTAGGTTCTGCACTATCTGCGTATACAGGTACGTCTTTAGGCAACTTCTTTGCTATGTCTGAATTTAGCAGACCTGTTTGATAGACTATTTCGTTTAGTATTCGTGTTTCGTTATGCTTATAGATTTCTATGCAGCTTGTCGGATCGTTTGTATATCCAAAGTCAAGTCCTATACCTACAAGTCGTGCTTCTTTAGGTATTGTGTCAATCTGCTTCCAATTACTGAAGACGATGCCTTCAAGTTTACCCATAATACCGTTCACATAAACATCTACCCAATTTTTCCAATAGTTAGAAGTTTCTGCTTTCTTTATATTCTTTTCTATTTGGTCTACTATGCCTACGTCTAAAGCTTCGTTGTCTTTGTACGTTAAGATAATCTTTTCTGCATCTTCCTGTCCTTCAAGTTCTGTCTGTACCCAAAATTCTGCAGTTGGGTTGTAGTCTAAGAATATTTCGTCTTTTGTTCGAATTGACAATTCCAAAAAACTTTCAAAACTAACTTGGTTGCACTCATTGATATATAAAATATTTCTTCTACCTCCACGAAGTTTACTTGAGTCAACATCAGCACTAAAAAATTCTATAAAGCTGCCGTTTGCAAATTCGTATTTTAGTAGTGACTTATTGTAACGTTCGTCTACATATCTGTTAGTCCACTTCATTATTTTTAGAAAGTCTCTTAAAGCACCTCTACGTAAATGTGGTATGCTCTCAGATACTACACTAATTTCTAAGCCACCTTTCTTTGCTGCTTTGTCTATGAGTATAGGAAGTATTCCAAAAGTCTTTCCTGCAGAAGTTCCACCTTGTATTATCTTAATTCGTTTTTTTAACGCTAAGATTTTATTGATCGCTGTCGTTCTCTTTAACATCCGGAAATAATGGTTGTTCTATGTTCGTTTGTTCTATCTGCTCTTTTAGTGCGTTTAGACGTTGTGTAATGCTCGGGTTATACTGTCCTACCATACCACCGGTTATTTGGTCTTCTCGTATTTCTTTGCGTATGCGTGAACAGACAGTATAAAATTCTTTGTATTCTTCTTTCTTATCAAAGTAGTTGCTTATTGTTAAGTCATACTTTTCCCAACAAAATATTTCGAAACCTTCCATAGTTAGAGGCACTTCTAGTGGTTCTCCTACCATATCTCCACTTCTTTGGTTTAAATGGTATTTAATTCTAGGATTTGTCTTTCTGTGGACTTTGTAAGCTTTGAACATATCATACATCTGTTCTGTGCTTTCTATCTTTCTTGGTCTACCCCTTTTTGCCATCTTCGTAAGTTTTATAGACTTTGTGCATATTCGTGTTTATTTCTCTTAGACAACTAGCGCAGTTTGTTACCTGTTGGTTTGCAGTAAATACCCTATTGTAAATACTAAGCATTTGTCTTTGTTCGCTTGGCTTCATTACTTGTCTTTCTATTGCATACCATTCC